AAACGATCACTTATACCAATCTAATTTTAGGATAGATAAGGAAATTAATATTATGTCTGCTATAGCTAAAATTATTGAATTAAAAAAATCAAACTTAATTATTTAAATTTTATTATGCAACAGCAAGGTAATCAACCACAACTTAATATTGACTTAAAAAACACTACCGGAGTAGAAACCCCCAGTGGTGGTGTAGTTTTTCAACAGGGAGTAATTCTTAGAAAAGTATCTAAATTCGTAGTAGGATCTGAAGAAGATGCATTGTTACCTGTTCCAGTATTTTATGATCCTGAAACTGGAAAAATTATGAAGGATACATTGCCCCCTGATTTACGAGAAGAATATAGCGAACAGAGTATATGACAATTTGGAATTGGTTAGAAGAAATTACATATAAAAAATCTCCTGCAAATTCGTTTAGCGAAAAAGATTGGGAATCATTTAACAGTTATATGATTCATAGGTTTATATCTATGAATCCTTACTACATAGAGTTAGCTAATAAGGTACAAACTATTTTACCTACCGAAAAAGTTAGGATTTATACTATTTATAAAGAACTTATCCCTAAACGTAAAGTATTTTTAAAATATATTAAAGGAAGCAGTGGTAAATATAATATAGAATTAATGGAGTTACTATCTAACCATTTTAAATGCTCAAAAAAAGAAGCTAAGGAATATTTTGACATATTAGGTAAGGTTAAGATAAAAAATCTATTAAATAGGATGGGTTTTGAAAAAAAAGAAATTACTAAATTACTAAAGGCCTAGAATGGCTAAGAAAAAAATTCCTAAAATAGTTAAACAAATACAAAACTTTGAGTTACCTAAGATTAACTATTCTTACCAAAAGAACATATCTTATTCTCAAATATCTATGTTCCATAGTTGCCCTAAAAAATGGTCACTAAGGTATAGGGATGGACATAAAGTATTTTCTTCTAACATACATACTATTTTTGGAACCGCTTTACATGAGGCTTTACAACATTATATGGACATAATGTTCGAAAGATCTGGTGCAGCGGCTGATAGAGAAAACATTATAGAAATATTTGAAGATTCATTTAGGGAAAATTATATAAAAGAACTTAAATCTAATAATAATAAACATTTCACTACTCCGGTTGAAATGAGAGAGTTTTATGAAGACGGGGCTAATATTATAGAATTTTTTAAAAAACGTAGAAGTAAATATTTTACTAAAAGAGATAAATATCTTGTAGGGTGCGAATTACCCATTATTATCCAACCTGATAAAAAACTAAATAATGTTATGTATATGGGTTATTTAGATTTAGTATTATATGATGAATGGGAGGATAAATTTTATATATATGATATTAAAACTTCTACTAGGGGATGGGGTGATTGGGCTAAAAAAGATGAAGTAAAACATTTTCAATTAATATTATATAAAAAGTTTTTTTCTGAACAGTATGGTATTCCCATAGATAAAATAGAAGTAGAATTTTTTATAGTTAAAAGAAAAGTACCTGAATTTTCAGATTTTGCTATTTCTAGAATTCAAATATTTAAACCTGCATCTGGCAAGGTTAAATTAAATAGAGCTACTAAATTTTTAAATACTTTTATATCTGAAGTGTTTAACAAATCAGGATATAAGGACTCTGTCCACTTACCAAAACCAGGTAATAGTTGTAGGTTTTGTCCTTATGCTAATAATAAGGAACTTTGTGAATTTGGTATAGAATTTTAATTTTTTATATATTTGTGTATATTTATATCAAACGTTATTAATAAAAAATATTTGTCATGAGTAATCAAAAGTTGACTAGTGTAAAAATAGATTCCAGTATGTGGGATAATTTTAGGGTTGAGTGTATTAAGCGTAAATTCTCATTCCAAAAACTTGCAGAACGCAGTATTCATTTGTATCTTACCAATGAAGAATTTAGAAAGCAAGTATCATCACATACTAATTTAGAATTCAACACTGAAGAATAAGTTTTAAAATTTAAATATGAAAGAAGGTTATATCCCTAAGGGGGAAAGGAAGAAAATTCTGCTTATAGCGGATGATATTAGAGTACATTCTGGTGTGGCCCAAATAGCAAGAGAATTTGTTATTAACACTTGCCACCATTATGATTTTGCTTGTGTAGCAGGAGCTGTTAAACACCCAGATAAGGGTAAAAAACTGGATATTAGTGAATCTATGAGTGAATTAGCTGGGGTAGATGATGCTTGTGTGTCTCTATTTCCAACAGATGGTTATGGTAGTTTAGAAGTTATCAGATCTATTATTGAATTGGAATCTCCAGATGCTATTTTTATAATTACGGACCCTAGATACTATGAATGGTTATTTCAAAATGAAAATGAATTTAGGGTAAAAATGCCTTTAATTTATCTTAATATTTGGGATGATGTCCCAGCACCTTTATATAACAGGGAGTTTTATGAAAGTTGCGATGCTTTATTTGGTATATCCAAACAAACTGTTAATATTAATAAAATGGTATTGGGTAAAAAAGCAAAAAATAAAGTTATTGAGTTTGTGCCCCATGGTTTAAATAATGAGATTTTTAAACCCATAGATGAATCAAACGAGAAGTTTAAAACATTTAAAAATAATTTATTTAGTGGTAAAAAGTATGATTTTGCTTTATTATTTAACTCTAGAAATATTAGAAGAAAATCAATTCCTGATACACTATTAGCCTGGAAACTTTTTGTGGATCAACTCCCTGAATCTAAGGCTAAAAAAACGGCATTAATTTTAAAAACTGATCCCATAGATGGTAATGGTACTAATATTCCCAAAATTATAGAATATTTCTTTGATGGTAGCCCCACTGAAATTATAATGGTAGGACAAAAAATATCTACAGAGGAAATGAGTTTTCTATATAATTGTACTGATGGTACTATTTTATTATCTTCTAATGAGGGATGGGGATTATCATTAACTGAATCTCTTTTATGTGGTAATCCTGTTATCGCTAATGTTACTGGAGGGATGCAGGACCAATTAAGATTTGAGGATAATAATGGTGATTGGTACTCTCCATGTCCTAATGTTCCATCTAACCATAGGGGAACCTATAAAAAACATGGAGAATGGGCTTTCCCAGTTTATCCAAGTAGTATCTCTTTACAAGGTTCGGTTCCTACACCTTACATTTTTGATGATAGGTGCAGTTGGGAAGATGCATCTAAACAAATTAGAGCTCTTTATGATTTATCCCCATCTAAAAGAAAGGAAATTGGGGAAAAAGGAATGGAGTGGGCTTTAGGGGATGAAGCAGGTTTCACCTCTATTAAAATGTCTAATAGATTAGTAAGTTTTATAGATAATCTTTTTACTAATTGGAAACCTCGTCCTAAGTACGAATTTTTTAAAGATACAGATATAGAAAAAGAAGTTTTACCACATAAATTAATATACTAATGAAAAATACTTTTGTAGTTAGTTGTCCTATAGACACATATTCTGGTTATGGCTCTAGAAGTAGAGATTTTGTTAAATCCTTAATTAAATTAGATCAATATGATGTGAAAATATTATCCCAAAGATGGGGAAATTGCTCATGGGGTTTTATAGATGACCATGAGGAGGAGTGGGGATTTTTAAAATCACATTTAATGGACCAGGTAAATATCCAACCTGATATTTGGTGCCAAATTACAGTACCTAATGAATTTCAACCTATAGGGAAATATAATATAGGTGTTACAGCGGGTATTGAAACCACGGTTTGTGCTCCTGAGTGGATTGAGGGCATTAATAGAATGGACTTAAATTTGGTATCATCCGAACATTCCAAAAAAGTATTTGAATCAACTCAATATGAGAAAAAGGATCAAAATCAAAAAGTAATAGGAGTTGTAAAAGTAGAAAAACCTGTACAAGTATTAATGGAAGGTGTTGATATTGATCTATATAAACCTCTTTTAAGAAAAGAAATTAAATATAAAGAATTATTTAAGGATATAAATTCAATCCCAGAGGATTTTGCATTTTTATTTATAGGACATTGGATGCAAGGTGATGTGGGAGAAGATAGAAAAAACGTAGGGTTACTTGTTAAAATGTTTTATGAAATGTTTAAAAACAAAAAGAAGGTTCCTGCACTTATCCTTAAAACATCTGTGGTCAATGCATCTTATGTGGGTAGAAAAGAATTACTAAGTAGAATTAATGCTATTAGGAATTCTGTAACTGCAAATAGACTTCCTAATATTTATGTAGTACATGGAGATTTCCATAATAGCGAAATAAATGAATTGTATAACCATCCTAAAGTTAAGGCTATGATATCTTTAACTAAGGGAGAAGGATTTGGTCGTCCACTATTAGAGTTTTCATTGGTAAATAAACCTATTATTACCACAGCATGGTCGGGCCATATGGATTTCCTTAATGCCGAATTTACTGGATTAATAGGTGGTACTACAAAGCCAATTCATAAAAGTGCCCAAATTAAAAATTTATTAGTAGAGGGTTCACAATGGTTTGCTCCGGACCACCAACTAACAGCTAATCTTATAATGGATGTTTATAACAATTATAAAGAATGGAAAACTAGAGCTAAAAGACAAGGTTATATTTCCCGAACTAATTTTAGCTTTGGAAAAATGACGGATATATTAGGTGGAATTTTAAAGGAAAATATTCCTCAAATTGCAAAGGAAATAAAATTAAACATTCCTAAACTTAAAAAGGTGGGGAGTAAACCTACTCCAGAACTTCCAAAACTAAAATTGCCTAAACTTAAAAAAATAAATAATGGATAACCTTATACATTGTGATAGATGCGAAAGTGATGCTTGTTATACTCAGGAGGTTAATGATAAAATCAAAAGTTATTATTGCTATGGGTGTGGTTTTCAAACTAATTCTTTAATGAAACATGGTGAAACATATTTTGAGGAGCAAATGGAACTATTACCTAATCTATATAAGGAACTTATGGGTGAAGATGAAGAAGGAAAGATTTGGATGCCTTCCATGGTTAATCTCCCAAAAACAGGAATGGTATTTGCTAATGGTAAAAATGCTGGTGAGTGGAAATGGGCAGCAGTTAAGGCGGTAAAGGTTACTGAGGAAGAAAAATTAAAATACCCTATCCCAGGTAAAAAGGATCAATACTACGAGTATAGAATGGCTATGGAAACCCTAGAGGAATTCGAAGAAAATAATTATATGGATGCTCTAGAATATATAGGAGTATTTGAAAATCAAGAATAATGAATATTAGTTATGCTATTACTGTTTGTAATGAAAGGAAAGAAATAGAAAAATTAATTGGTTTTTTATTGAAAAACAAACATCCAGATGATGAAATTGTGG